TTCTTTTATACGAAGATTTTTAGATAAAAGAAGAAACGGAGAAATAAAAGATTATATTCCAAAGAATATTAATTATTGGGAAGTAATTGGAAACATATACGAAAATCCAGAGTTTGCAATCTTAGGAAGATAGGAATTAATAATGGATAAAAGAACAAGTAAAGTAATGTCAATCGCACTTGAGAAATTATCAGATGATTTAATTTTAAGATGTTTAGAAGACGAGGTATTCGTAACTCAAATAATAGAACCAGATGCAGATGACGGAGTAGTTTTAATAGATTTCAAAAATAAAATGACAAATAACTATGAACGCTATACAAAAATGTCACAAGAGTTGTATAATAGCTTTTCTTCCATAAAGACTTGGTATCAAACTTAGAATAGAAAAATATATAAAGAATGATAATAATAGTATTGTATGGTAGAGGGATATCCAAACTTAATTTCTACTAAAGATAGAACCCCAGAGGAACGCCATAAATACGCTGTACTAGCAGGGAAGGGTAATAAAAACAACCCTAAATCATTATTGGCTGCTAGACTTAATGGAATGAAACGTCGTGGAATGAATGATGTTGATGTGGCATTATTACATGACATGATGGAGAGCAGCGAGTTAGCAGCTTTACACATTATTGAATGGTTAGTTAAAATTCAAAAAAGTGCTTATAAGAATTCTGAACAAAACGCAGTGGCTAAAACAATACTTGACTGGTATAAAATCAAACATGGGACAGCAGAGTCAAATAAGAAAATTGAAATCAGTATGAAAATGTTAACGCCTGAGGAGCGTGAAAGAGAAGTAATTAGACTCTTAGATATTAGCTAAACATCTCTCTAGGAATGATTTTAGAGCTCTTCTAATGAACTTTTTTTAAATTTATAATGTATTTCTCCTCTTTACTAAAAAAAGTCTTTAAAGATACAAAAACATGTGAAGTTTGTGGGCTAGAGTTTAGAGCCGGTAATTCTTCTCAGACTTTATGTAATATTTGCATTTTAAGACTAGGGAGAACACCATGCAGGCGTTAATGGTTACACCAAACCAAGTTGGTAAAATGATAAAAGAGTGTGAGGACCAAGAGGTGCTTAAACAATTAATGGAACATGTCTTCTCATTTAAAGAAAATATAAACACCTTTGCACAAGTCTTTTTTCCTCAGACTGTAACATCTAAAATCCCTGATTTCCATACAGAGCTATATGAATTTCTATTCGCCGGGGGTAATGGTGCTTGTGCCGCACCAAGAGGTCACGGTAAATCATCAGTAACAGGATTAATCTTTTTGATATATTGTATTGTCACAAGGAGTGAGAAGTATATTGTGTATATCTCTCAGAACCATATGAAGACTGTTCAGTTCTTAGACCCTATACGAGACGAAATGAAAAACAATAAATTACTTAGATTTGTATATGGAGACTTATCTCCAAAAGCAGCTAGGGATGATGATGGTAAAGATAGGGAAGATTGTTTTGATGTAGGAGGGTGTAGGGTAGAGGCAGTATCATTTGAAAAGAACCTTAGAGGATTTAAATATAAAAACATGAGACCAACTTTAATCATAGGAGATGACATTGAAGATGATAGTAGGGTTCTGAATCCAGAGCTAAGAAGAAAGGATAGGAACAAATTGAATAAGGTTATAATACCTTCTTTGGATATTGATGGTAGATTCAAGATGATTGGTACTCTATTGCATTATGACTCTTTACTAAAGAATAAGATTGATTTACATGCAGGGAAGATATTTAGGGCGTGTGATGAGAACATAGAGAACCTTCTATGGCCTGAACGATTTACTAAAGCAAAGCTACTAAAGATAAAATATGATATAGGTTCTATACCCTTCCAACAGGAGTATCTTAATAACCCTTTAGACACTACCTCGTCTTTAATCAAAAGAGAATGGATAGAACAGTGCTTTGATGAAACTCTTAGCATGGATGCTATTAATCAAATTCCTTTTACTTATAAAACCCTCGGTTGTGATTTTGCTTTTTCTGATAGGATAACAGCAGACACTTCACCCTTCATTGGCTTGGGTAGCAAAGACAGTGGTGATGATAAATTCTATATGATTAGTTTTAATGTCTTTAAGGGATTATCAGTAAATGAACAACTGGTCTTCATTAGAGATGTCTTATTTGAGAAATATCAGTATGACCAGATAGGGCTAGAAGAGAATTCTATTAAGTCAATATCAAAGGACATAGGTCAATGGAACCTTCCAATAACTTTATTCTGGACAGCAGCATCAGACCCTGCAGCAAGACTTCAACCTGGATATGATTGGAGTGAGAAGAGGCATACTGTTGGAAAGCTTAATTTGATTATGAGACTGTCAACAGCCTTTGAGAATAATAGGTTTGTTATTCCATATAAGACAGAGAAGGATAAAGAAGTAGCAGACCAAATACTATCAGAATGTACTTCATTTGCTTTAAGTGAAGGGAAGTTGGTAGAAGCTGGTGTTCATCCAGACATTCCAATAGCTATGGGGTATGCTTTAGAATTAATAAACAGGGAGAATCAGGTGATATATGACTACGGATAAAGATTGGCATTTGAAATACTTTAGATGCCCTTATTGTGGGACTAAGGGAGGGCATGAACAGACAGTATCAAAAACTGTTGGTTGGTTTAGAATTCAGAAAATATACTCTAATGTGCTAATTTTAAAATGTAAGAAATGCTCAAGGACTTGTAGGGTTAAGATGATTGGGTCAGTGTTACAATGGGAAGATATGTCCCCTGAAGAACGGTCAGTGTTTAAAGATAAACAATTCAAAGCATTTAATAAATTGAAAGATAAAACAAAATGAAAAATATAAATGTAAAAGAATCAGTATGCCCTAATTGTGGTAAGCTCTTTTTCCGTAGAAAAAGAAGTAGAACAGGAAATCATAATCCACCAAATGTTAGACCATTTGGTGTTCTGACGTGTTCACCGAAGTGCTCTAAAGAATGGAATAGTCCAATAGCAAGAAGGAACAGAAGAACCCCTGAAGAAGTAGAAAGAGATAAAGAGTATAACCGTAACTATCGAAAATCACGATTAACTAAATAAACATGGAGGAAAAATGGAAAAAACATTCAAGAAAGAAGGAGACTTTTTAATAGTGAACGTTGAAATGACTGATGATTTAATATTACCTAATAAGGAGAATGACGATGGGAAAGAGAAGATTGGAACATTTGTTCAGACTACTATTCAGAAGATTGAATTAGCTAAAGCTACATTTTTGAAGGATTTTATTACAGGACAAAAAGAACAAGCAGATACTCAAATAAAAGCTATTAATGTAAAACTAGAAGAATTAAAAGATATAGTTGATATTGACTCAGCTGTTGTGAAGGCTGTCCAAGACCAGATAGGAAAGGGGACAAAAGTATTCAAACAGAAGATGTTAGTGTTAAACGACCATATTGGGAAAGTAGCAGAAAAGCAAAGATTAATTACTCAAAAAGAGTTTATGCAAAAAGAACTTGACAAAATTAACGATGACTTGACTGGGCTCATAAAAGCTTTAGAATAGATGGTTTTATATATTTATTTTTTTGTTTTTATTAATATAATCCCTAGTGTTGGGATGATGACAAAAGTAACTGCAGAAAACAATGTCTGACTGATGCTAGAAGATAGTGCAAATCATAAATGGGTCACCACCCTTCACACTCATGGGAATTAAGAATTGGTTTACGAAAAGTAGAGACTCAGATAATACTGGCTTTGGTAGTACAGACATTCCAGGACAAGGAGCTCTTTTTGGTCAAACTAAAGACGATGGAATATTCAAAGCATATATTCCTAATTTTTTATATAAGCCACCTTTTGGTATGCCTCGAAGAGTGAATACTCCTCAATTGAAGGAGTTAGCTAAGAACCCTTATGTCTTTTCAGTTATTAAAACTTTATGTGATGAAGCAACTTCTATTGATTGGGAAATTAAAACAAAAGAAGAATTCGCTGTAGAAGATGAGACAGAGAAGAAAGAAAATGCTGATGGAACAGAAGGTGGTGAAGATATTGATGGAGAGGTAAAAGATTACACAGAGGATATTAAGCGAGTAACTCAATTCTTTAATAACCCAAACGGAAACGAAGAATCCTTTAATCATTTACTAAGGCAAGTTATTACTGATATTTGTGAAGTAGATTCTGGAGTATTCATTAAGGTGTTTAATATGGAAGGAGAATTCAAACAGTTATTTGCTAGGGATGGTAGCTTATTTTTAAAGAACCCAGACATCTATGGATACATAGGTGATAGACGAGATTTTGTTGCACCATTACCAGATGGCTTCTCTGGAGTAGCTATGGACGTTGGTGGAACTCCAACAAAAACTCAACAACAAATTATGAAACAATACGCACTATTGTATAAAGAGGATGCTGCTTATTTCCAATATGGCTGGACAGCAGGTTCAATGCCAGTACCTTTTGGTAAAAGAGAGATTTGTTATATCATGCAGAACCCAAGAGGAGATTCAATTTATGGCCGTAGTCCAATAGAAGTCTTAATGAATACAATCCTTAACTTAATTTATGGAATTGATTTCAATTTAGATTATTTTACAAATAACAATATGCCATCAGGAGCTATTCAATTAATTGGGGCTCAACAGGCACAAATAGCGCAATTCAGAGAAAACTTTGAAAACAATTTTAAATTTACAGATGTCTTTGGGAAAGCTAGAAAGAAGTTTTTTAAATTCCCTATAGCAAGCAGTGAGGTTAAGTTTACACCCTTTCAATTAAATGCTCAAGAGATGGATATCATAGCACAACAACAATGGTTTACTAAGATTCTATGGATGTCTTTCGGAGTAAATGCTGATGAGATGGGATTCACTGAAACAAGTAATAAAAGTGTTGGGTCAGAACAAATTAAGACATTTAAACGTAAAGCTATAAAGCCATTATTAGATGTAATTGCTTATCATATTAATACTCAAATAATGCCAGAATTCTTTGCTAAGCCAGTAGTTGGTCAGGTTGGAGAATTACCAAAGTTCCGAGATGTTCCATTAGAATTCACTTTTGATATGTATGATATAGACGAAGACATCAAAGACTTATCTAAATTCAAACAAGAAATAGATATGGGCCTAAAAAC